ATATAATCTTTGGCTGGTTGTTTATATGTCTCCCAAGTGCCACCATGTTTGATATCATGATTAACTATTGACCACTTTTGAAAATTTTCTGTGTTAAAGAAACTTATCGTAGACTTACAATCTGATGTATCACTAAATGTAAAAATCATACGAACATCCACATCTTGCCATTTGAAACAAAAATTACACCACCAAAATAAATCAAATACTGTTTTTATTTCAAATGGTGAGTAGTCTACATGTTCAAATAAAAGTTCGACCAAATGTGATTTCTTGCGCTCAAATTTTTCTTTTGCGTCTAATGGCACATCAGACCTTTTGTTAAATAACTTTCCGTTGGGCCAAGTAAAGATGCTCTCCCAATCATCTGCATGTTTATCTAGATTGGCGTGTAAAGCATCACTACCAAAACACTGATCACCACACTCTCCAGTAACTTTTATGATATCATGATTTTCAAATAATGAATCATCTAACACTTCTTTGTGTGGTAAAGGATCGTTTTTATCTTTTACCATCTTTTCCCACATTAGGGGAAACTCATCTATAGAGTCTTGAGTATACCGAATATTTAAAACATCAGATTGAGACTTAGTTTCTAGCAAAGCAATCAATGCACCGCTACTGTCGATACCACCGCTCCAAAACAACTCTATCGGTTTTTTTAATTTCCATAGGTTAGTTGCTGCCTCCATACAACACTCTTCCCAAGACTTATTAAATTTATCAAAGTTTGGAATAGGGTCATATGACATATGAAATGGGTTAAAATGATTAGTTCTATCCACAGGCATGTATGCTTGAACTAATTGACCCACTGAAACTATAAGGGGAGTATTTCCCAGATTATCTATACTAAAAATATCGGGTCTAAAATATTTCACTTTCACTTTACTTATCCTTTAACATTTTTTGCAATTCAGCAGTACTCCCCACAAATAATGCGTTTGTCACATTTTTAGGTGCGTTACTAGGCACCTCTTTTAGTTTTCTCATTTTTTCTTGCAAGTCACCAAGTTTCTCAGTGACTTCAGCCACCTGTTTGATAAGGTTTCCGGCAACCTCGTAGGCTCTAGGATGGTCTGATTCTTTGGCGAGTTCCAGAATGCCTTCCACTGCATCCGTTCCTCTTTCGACCAAATTATAAAAGTTTTGTCGCTGGTATTCATAATCTCTCTCCACATGTTGATTTGCATCACCCCAATCTTCTTGAGGCATTGTTGTCACTTCTTGTTTACGGAAGTTCTCAGATATGTTGTTAGCTGAAACTTCTTCTACTACACCTAACGCTTTATCAATTGTATTACTCATCTTCGCCTGTCGTTGGGTTAAATGTTTTTGCATCCGTAAAGAATGATGTTGTCTCATTAAATCCAAAATCATCATCTGCATCAGCACTAACTGGGTCTGGTGTAATTGTAAGTCTTTGTTCTCTCTTTGGAGATTTATCTGGTAAATCAGCAAACTGGTCAGCTTGAACAGTTCTAATAATATTACTGGAAGTAACAGGGCCATATAGATAGAATTTGCATGTAAAGTTCATTGTGTATATCAATGCTCTTCTTTGCTCAAAGTCTCCTTCATAACTATCTTCATAAGTTATACCATTTAAGATAATTGGAATATCTCTTTTGATACCCATGTCTGCCATGTCGTTAACTGTGATAGTATAATCTGGTTGAAAGAAGGGAAGAATTTGTTCTACGATTTGCAATGCATCATCTGATTGTTTTGACAAAATGTATAATACTATATCCAGATTATATGGCACTGGCATGTACTGTGTATCAAGTGACCTTGTTTTATTTCCTGTATTAACCTTTTTAAACTTCTGTACTCGATTTAATTTTCTAGTAGCATCATAGGAAAGGTTTTGAATCTCGAAACCAATTCGTGGTAAAGTTACAGCCACCTTACTTGATAAGTCAGCATCAGACCTAAGACGAACTAAAAACTTCTCTCTTGGCCCGTAAGCAAGAGGAACCTTCATAGATTGTGTAATGTTGCCAGAACTGTCCTTACGAACTAATTGGACATTATTAAATGTCGTTCCAAACGCTACAATTATCTTTCGTATTGTTTCGTGGTAAAATTGTTGACCCAACATTGTTAACTACTCCCTACATCCCCAAACGGATTACCCTCTGAGAAATCTAACACAGAATCATCAGCAGCATCAAACAACTCATTCTGTGCCGAGGTATCTACATTACCATCATCAGATGTACTTCCATCACCCACTATATATCCTTCCTGTAACAAGAACTCTCCTGTCTCTGAAAGAAGAACACCAGCAGATGTTGTCATGTCGCTGGTTTCTAGGGCAACTATCTCATCACCCTCTGTATCATCAGCATTTTCGTGTACAATTCTACCAATCTCATTCTCTAAGAATAGTGCGTCAATTGAAGCAGAATCTTGTTCCATTGTAAACTGCAATGCAAGAGTATCAGTTGATAGACTGTCTTCAATCGCATCAATCGCAGAAATATCTGTATCCAGCACCTCTGAACTATAATCAAAGAGGCGACAACGCATCTTGTAAACTGGATTATTATCTAACTGAAAATATGGCTCATCGTGGTCTACAAAGTTAATTTGGAATATCTTTGAGAGAACTGGATGGTATATCAAATCACCCTCTAATGGTCTGTCAGAATCAGTTGCTGTTGCCTCTGAAATAATATACCCACTTTCAAATGATGCAGAGGCTTCTACTGTTCCACTATCCAAAGTTCCATCTTCTAACAATATAGAACCACTAAGAGTATCAGTTCCACTCTCTATTGTAATCTGTTTAGTTAACTCTTGAAATCTAGTTTTAGCAACAACGAATGTTGCCTCACTCAAGTTCTGTAAACCGAACTGATTCATAAGTTCTTTTTCACCACCAAAACCAGCTTCACTGTTTTCCATATACATTTCAATCTTTGCTTGAGTATTGAATTTAGCAATACTGTCTGTTCCAAGAATCGTGTCCTCATTTACGAGTGTTCGATCTAGGTAAAAAACATCATGTCCATGTATCTGAATAGATTCAATAACCAAATCTCTGTACAGATTTTGCTCTGTTGCTAAGGCTGTGACATTACTTGTGTGAAATGCTGAATTGACTGCCATGAGTTATCCTATCATATAATCAAGTGGTAACTCGTAAGCTAGTTGAATCTGTTCTTCCAATCTAATAATTTCCTCTTGTGCTTGTTGAAATATTGTCTCCCCGTTCATAGTCACACCACCCAACATAGTAACACCAGAGAACTTACTAAGGTTTGCTCCCCACTGTCTTTTAATCAGTGCAGTGGCATATCTCTTTAAATAGATATCATCAAATATATCTGTGTAGGATGTTGGGTCAAGTTTTCTGTATGCTTCAATAACAATGTAGTCTTGGTCAGCGGTTATATCATTTTCCCAATCCATATCAATATACAAACGGTTTTGATGCTGATTAAATCTTATGGGTGTTTCTCCAACTAATATATGCTCCAAATAATCAAGGTGTTTCATTGTCATATCATAGTGAATGACTGATTGCGAAGAAAAATCATACAAGTCATTTAATCTTAACTGATAACGAACATCAAACATATCTCCATTTCCAGCTGTGTTAGTAAAAGGAAATACTTGAATGACTGATACCACTGTATCTGGGACAGGAATCCAGTTCTTTCCTTCTTCCCAATCAGCGGTTAATGTGCTATCAAGTTTATCTGTAGCGGTTACAGTTGTGTTTGATCTTGCCCTTGTTACATCAGCAGTCGTAATTAGATGTTTCAAATACATTCTCTCAACACCATCGTAATGATATTGAGCAAAGTATTGTAGAGCTTCATCTATACGATCATCTGCTTGATCATCAGATACATTAATATCAATAACACCAAATCCAAGATTTCTTAGACAGTATGATTTAAATGTTGCTTTTGTTGTTGGTATGGCCATTACTTGTCTACCAATTGTTGCAAGAGATTTTTGATTTCATGCATCTCTGATTTTAAAGTATTTATCTCTCTGGTTGCGTTTCTAATTGTGTCTCTCTGTTCTTCTTCTTCAAGAAGTTTTTTTCTTGATTCCAATGACCTTAATCTTGCCTTTTCGTATGCACTTTTATTTCGATTTATAACAACGCCTGGAACATTCAAGTCTTTAGCCAGATCAGCTTCACCTTCAACTTTTATATAATTATCACTCATCACAGTGCCAACGCTAGTGCTCGTAAGTCTTTAAGTCTTGGCACCTGTGACATATTTGTTCCTTGCATTACAATTTTAATTGAGAATGCGACAAACTCATCTAACGGCGTTCCAATACCATCATCAGTAACACCAGCACTATATTCATATTCTTGGAAATCATCTGAGTCTAGAGATGGATTTACAAACCTGTCAGCGGAACCATCACTGTTAAAGAATACATAATCCAAGTCATCAAAATCAACTGAATCTTGAGCGCCCAATGTCTTAAACAAAACTTTAATTTCAGCTGTTGACGGTCTGTGGGCAGTCAACAATACTTTGATTGCAGTAGCTGGGTTTTCTAATATAACTTTCTTTGTTACATAAATCGCAGCATTATTATCACCCTCTGGTTCTGTTGATGCAACAAATGTAAGGTTTGATGCCAAATCTGAAGCAGAATCAATGTTGTTTATCCTGTTGGCAACAGAAACCCATGAGAATCGTTTTGAATCAATAACTGGTGATAGGTTGTCTACAGAACTTTGCAACATCAAATTTGTTTCATATGATTTAGCACCACTCATTTCATTTGTCTCATTTATTGGTGACGCAATCATGAAAGTAGTATCATAATCAATATTATCATTTAAAACAATTCTTTCTGCATTTGCAGCAGCAGTTTTGGTAAATGAAGTCTCTGATCCAGAAACACTTGTTCCAGTGGTTAAAAGAGCTTCTGCTGTGATTAGAGTGTTTTCAGGCTCTAACGTGCTTACCTGTGTAAATCCTGTATTAATGATATGATTTTCTGAAGCAAAAACAGCATCACCACCATTTTCAGCGGTAGAACCAGAACCACCATCAAACGCTGGACTACTTGTAAGGGTTATAGTGTAGGAGTCCAAATCAATATTTGCAATTGAAGTGTGTGTTTTATTAATCTGTGATAATGGAACTTTATGTAACTGGAAGAAATCTACTGTTGCTCCAGAGGCATGTGCAGCAGCAGTTGTGCCTTCTTGCGCCCGAACCAAATTAGTAACAGATGTTCCAGATATAGTTTCATAATACATAATCTCATCGTCAACCTTAATATAAAAACGAGGAGTAGAATCTACTGTTCTAGCAAATTTACCAGTTGTATTAGCAAAATTAGTGCCACTTGTTAAAGACAACGATGTTGCAGTGCTTGTCACCGCAGCACTTAAAGTTGTTGACAAACCAGAAGTAACACCAGAAATAGTAACATTGTTAGCAACATTATACATACCATGATCTTTATGTGTCACCTTTAATGCTGTATCACCATGAGTAAATGTCAACGGATTTTCTCTAAGTCTCCTACTAGGAAGAGCATCATTTTGCAAAGTGACAAGTCCATTTACTTTAGCATCAAAAACTGCTCGTTTAATTCTAAACTTCATATCCTCTTCGGGAGATATAGCCCAAGCACTATTATTGTGAGACTTAAATAACACTCCCTTATGCGGTTGTGTACTAAGTGTTGGACCACCACCCACTGGAGTTTCGCCTAACAATGATATCCAGACTTTATGTTCTGGACTATTACTCAATAAAGCAATAGCATATTCCTCATCTTGTTTAACAAAAACTGGTGATGGGAAGGTAAATGTTGTAGGTGTCTCAGCAGTGGTATCAGGAATAATATCACGGGCTGGTTTTACCACTCTCGCAAAAGGTAATACTTCTTTATTTGGTGTGCCTTGTCTTGTGGTTCGTAGTTCAAGAGCAACAGGTATATTCTCATCTTTAAAAGCAAAGAATATATCCACAGATGTTATAAAACATCCACCTTTAAGTGATCCACCACCAAGTGCATCTGATCCGTCACCACGTACACTTCCAGTTCCAGCAGTGACTCTAAATGTCATTGCGATAGGATCACCATCACCATCACCGTCACCGTCGCCGAAACTATCATCACCATCAAATTGGAATGTTTCGGGTGATGTGGGGTCTAATGGTTCACCGTTGCGTCCAAATCCAGGCCTCGGAGCGGGCGCCCGTACAGCCACAGGTGGTCTTCTGTTCTGTGGTGGCGGCGGCGGAGGTGGTCGCAACGCAAGAGAAACATTAGTTGAACTTTCAAACATACCTTTAGCTTGATAATAAGCAGTGCCAAACGTGTCTGGATCAGTTGTTCTAACATCTGTAGTACTGGATGTAAGTCTAAACTCAACTTCACCAGTTGCAAATCGTGGGTTTCCAATAACTGTTGGGTCAGGAATATCGAAAAATCCCTCAACATGTCCAGTGGCATCTGTGATTAATGAACTTCCTGCCGGTGCTGTAGTTTGACCTTCACCAGCAGCCTCACTTGTAAATGCACTTGTCATCGTAACATACTGACTTACTGCTGTTTTATCGAAGAAAGTATATAATCTTGAATTAGGCCTAAAACCATCACCAGTAAATTTAATCTGTGATGCCCTTATAAATGGTCGAACACCTCTCGTAACAACACGAAAACCATTACCAATTCTTTCTAAATTGGCGATACCTGTTGATGCTGGAGCTTCACCCGCTGCTCTCGCAACTTCAATTGAACGGGAGAACTGATTTGCTCCACCTTGTGGTGTTGGAACTTCATTAACTTCAACAACACCCGCCCATTGAGATTGCCAAGAATTCCATATGGCACCCATAACATTATCTGGAGTTGCCGCAGCAAAGTCAAAATCGTGTGCAACACTAATTACGATTTGTGGACGAACTTCTGTTTCAAACCAATCATCCCCAAATGGGTCAAGTTCAATAACTCCTACCCATGAAGAAAGTAAAAGTGGCGTAATTCTTTCAACTCTGGTTGCAACTAACTGTTCTGTCAGAACTGTTTCGGTATATGGCAACGTGAGCATATCACCCGTTTTCTGATAATTAGCAGCTGCTCTTTGAGAGTCAGTTGTAGCTTTCTCAGATAAACCAATATGTTGCATCTTATGTTTTGGTCTTAATTCATTGTTTTCTGGATCAATAGAACATTTGTAATCAACATTCGCAACATCACCAGTTCTATGACCCGCAAAATTGTCCACAACAAAACCAGA